ACCAGAACCAGCGGTTACGTTACCTGTTAGGTTACCTGTGACATTTCCTGTAATATCTCCTGTTACGTTGCCAGTAACATTACCACTTACGTTTCCTGTAAGCGATCCAGTGATACCGCCAGAAGCAGTTAGTGTAGTAAACGCACCTGTAGATGTTGAATTAGCACCTATTGTAGAACCGTCTATAGAGCCACCATTAATGTCAGCGGATGCTAGGGTAGCTTGGCCTGTTGTAGAGAGCGTTGTGAAGCTACCTGCGGCGGCTGTAGAAGCACCTATTACCGTACCATCTATGTTGCCGCCATTGATATCTACAGTAGCAAGAGTTGATGTACCTGATGCACCTAGAGTAGTGAATGCGCCTGTGCTTGGAGTAGTTGCACCTAGGGCAGCACCATCTATCGTACCGCCATTGATATCGGCTGTAGCGGCTACTAAGGATGTATTAGCATTAAGTGTAGTGAATGTACCTGCTACTGGTGTAGCTGAACCAATTACAGCATTATCAATAGCCCCAGAGTTAAGGTCTACTGATGTAATAGTTGTAGTACCTACAAGTGTTGATGTACCTGTAACAGTTAAGTTATTGTTTAGTGTAGCACTTGTGAATGTAGCAGTTGTAGGTGAAGAAGCACCTAAGATAGTTCCATCAATATTACCTGCATTAATATCTACAGTAGCTATTGTAGCTGTGCCTTGTAAGTGTAAATCTTTAAACTTAGCTGAACTTGAACCTAAGTCTATATCATTAGTTGTAACTGGAACTATAACACCATCTTGGAAACGTACTTGTTCTACAGCCGCTGAAGATACTTCTACGAATACACCAACTCTATTGTTTGACGTATCAATAACAACTTTGTTTAGTGCATCAACATCACCGATAAGCGGAATGTATCCACCTTCTCCTGTTGAGCCATCGTGCTTGTGTCCACTTGATACAGCAAATGCATCACGGAGTTTGTTGTACTCGGCGTTAATAGGTGCTGCACGAACTGTAGCTGTTGGTATTATGTCTGCTGAAGACTGTCTTACGTAACCTGCCAAAGTATTATCTCCTGTCGGCTGTCTCATACGTCAAGGCTATTGCCTGTATAGTATGACTTGCATTTGTGTTATTAGTAACATAGCTTATAGAAACAGAGTTACCTGACCCAGATATGTTTGTAAGTGTTTTAGGTGAAGGGTTACCATCGTATATACCACCTGCATCATATATAGCTGTACCGAAAACGGAAGCTGCACCCTCTGTAGTAAAATCATAGTTAGTAGGGTTTACTGTATTTGTATCATCATAATCATATGACACACCAACAAACACTTCTGTATCACCTTCTGATTTAAGGTAAGTATTTACTTTGTGTACTATCTTACGTACTTCTGGGTCTTCCATGTAGTAGTAAGGACTCTGATACAAACTAAATATTGCTGTACCATCAAAGCTGTTACCTTTTTCTTGTCTGTGTACTTTACCTGATCCATCACCATGTATAACAAACTCGAACTGTCCTATATATCCACTATCTACACAGTTAGCTTCTATACCAATAAGCTGACTATATTCAAAGATACTCTGTTTACCTTGGCTTTTACGTACTCCACCTATTAAAGATAAGGATGAATCATTTTTAAAGAAGAATCTAAACTGTGACTTTTTACGTAATACAGCAATACTAATATCTGTAACTTGTTCTGAAAGATAATAGTTATCAAAAATAGATTGTATCTCTTTTGAAACTGTAGCTAACTCAACGTCACCAATCTTATCAGTACCAGAAATAGGACGCATACCATCAGGACCAAGGAATAATAGATCACCACCAAACTCTACCACAGAATCAGGTGATACGCAACCTAAATTTGAAGTAACATTTTCTAGTGTAAAGTTAGCTATGTTATTACCAACTAACCTTTTAATATTATTAGAGCCAAATATATATAATTGGTTACGGAACTTTTTAATGGCAGTTATAGTGAAACCTACATTGATAACTCCAGCACCATTACCTGCACTAAAATCTGAAGCACTTAATGGTGCACTAAAATGTAAATTGTATGGCTCGGAAGAATCGCCACATAAGAACACATGAGAGTTAAACTCTTCTGAGTACTTAGGATTATCTGGAGCATTAGCATGTGTAATCTGTGTATATGTAGTACCATCATACGTTGCCGCAGGGTTGATACCATCTGTAAGTAGTAGAACTTCACCTGACCAGTTAAAGCTAGTAAAGCGAACTCTAGTAACATTAGTCATGTCAGGATTACCAGCTTCTGGTATAGCTACCCAAGAACTATTGGAGTTCTGCCATCTATGTAAGTAATCATGTCCAGATGTAGGTTTTCTACATGCAAATATACCATCATTTAAATTACCATTGACTGCTACACCTAATACAGCACCTGTACCGGGAACTGTACCAAAGTCATTAGAATAACCACTAATACGACGATACCCGCCAGCTAGGGCAGGTTCATAGTTAATCATTCTGATAGCACTACCTGATAGGTTTGCCGCTTGGGTTAATGGGTCTACATTAGTAATTAACCCCCCAGAACAAACTGATAAGTATGTACT